GCATCATACAAGGCAAGGCGTTCATCTTTATTCCTTATTGTCTTTAATATATCAATGCCTCTTAGCATCAAGGCTTTATCAGAAGCCTCAAGCTCATCTTTATATTTCTTGAAAGTGTTAGAAGTTAAGCAATTATGTAAAGCTTCAGCTGCTTTCTCAGTAGATTCCTTGATATCCTTGTTCTTCTGGGCTATATCTTTCTTTTCCTTACCAGTAAAGTCTTTGAAATCAAACATTATCCTCCTTTTTTCTGAGCCTTTTGTTTGGCTTTCTGTATCTCTTGTGCTTTATTTGCAGGCATGGTCGCCATTGCTTGCATCTCTTGTATCATACCCATTAACTCTTTAGGAACCATCTTAGGTGGCTGTTGTGTCATTTGAGACTCTTTCATCTTAATCTGTACATATTGAGCAACTGCTTGTAAGGCTATCTGAGCTTGCTGTTGTTGGAACTGTTCTAATGGTGGTAATAACTTATCTATGCTATTCTTCCACTTCGGTCCCCAGCCTGATAATGTTAGCCTAATCTTTTCATAGTTTGCTTGAGGGTTGTTGATTATTAGACTTTGATTATCTAAGTAAGCGTTCATTGCCAAATCTTCTTTCTTTGCGTTAAGTTTATTAAAGTCATACGCCATAGCTTGGGATTGGATCGAAGTCCGGGCTATCATTGCTGACTTACCTATCTTTTTAGGTTCTGCTCCTGTTACAGTTCTTTGTCGTTTCTCAAGGTATTCTTGTTCATCTTGCCCCATTTCATAATAGAACTTAAGGATTACCTGAGCATCTATATTAAATCCATCCTTAAATTCATCTACGTAATCTTTTATATTCTTACCTGTCTCTTGTAATAAGGCGATAGTCTTGTTACCCGGTGCGTTAGGGTCGAGTGGAGTTTCCTTACCACTTCTTAAACCAGAGACACCACTCAAATCACTTGCTGTCCTCTCTACCACTTGTTGTAAGACTAGAAGCCCAGATATGTCAGGTGGTCGCATTTTGTTACTTAGAAAGTCCAAATCTTTTCCACCGTATAGTGGCATGCCGTTTGTCCATGTATTCTGTAGGAATTGGTTTGCTACATCGCTTCCTTTCTCTGTTATAGGAGTTATTGTATTGGCCATTTGTGCAGACTCTAAAGTGTGATTTAGAATAGCATTACTGGCTTTATGGGGACTAGTTATGTCCTCGGCTACACCTTCTTGATAAAACCCATTGTCGGTACATTTGACATAATGAGGTACATAATAACAATCAAGGACTGTGTAAGGATAGTTAATTCCACCTAAGTAGAGGTTCTCTTTCTCTGCTTCCCAACAGACTATCTTAGTATACTCGCCTGTTTCTTCATCTTCTGGGAGAACAGCGTAATAAACGTGTTCTAACACGTCATATTTCTCGCTAGCGTACCCTTCTCTTGGCTTGTCGTCTCCTTTGTCATAGATTAGTTTATCTATATTTACGAAATCAAACTCTTTTTCGAACTGCTTGAGTTGGTAATAGGAGAAACTAACTCTCTCAGTGATTAAAGATGCCTCACATAACCCTATGTACCCTTCAGTGTCTTTACGGACATAGAAGTTAGCATTGTCTACGAATTTAGGGAAAGGGTCATTATAGACTACGTCGTCATATTCATAGTCAAACTCAGCCTTCTTGCCTTCTTGAAGCTTTTTGATTATACTGCTATACTTAGTTGATTCAGGGTTCTTGGCTAATTCCTTCTCTATTACGTCCCCATAGGCGAGTAAGAACTCGTTTAGGGGTTTATTTTCAATTATTGGTTGCCCTTGAGGGTCTACTCCTGTTACTATCGGTTTACCCACGTACTTCTCATGACCTATTCTCTTCTCTTTCCTGACCTTATGAGACCATTTTACCATACCTACTTTCTTATAAGTAGCTGAAGAGCAAGCTAATCTTAAGGGTTTTCTTAAGGGGATTCTCTCATCTAAGGCGTAATCTAGGAACTCTTGTTGTTGGGAGCATACTTCCATTCCTACACCTTTAGCGAACCCGGGACGAGGATTGATTGAAATCTTAGGGTCTACACCAAATAAGGCATCTATCGTGGTTCTGATTATATCCTGACACTTGACTTTAGTAAGCCCTGTATCGAGATTATAAGCTCTATCAGCAGTCTTAGGCATCCTACCCTTGCGCTGTCTCTCCATTGATTCGAGGAACTCATCGAAGTCTTCACCGTCTATGTCACCTCTCTCAGCTTTAATGGCGTCAAACTCTTCCCTGATTGACTTTATTAGAGATTTCTGTTCATCTTCAGTAAGGGGTAAAGGTTTACCTTTGGTTAAAAGGCTTTCTATTACCTCTTCCTTTGGTTCTTTCTTTACATTGCTTTTTATGATTACACTTTCTTTTGGCATATTTAAAACCTCGCTGATGGAGCACTACTCTGTAATCTCCGTTTCATACTTATTTCAGACGCATTCTGGTTACTCGGTACGCTATAAGGGTGCTCATGCTTGACTTGTTGTGCAATCGAAAAACAGACTATTAAACCATCTTCCTTACCGGTGGCTGCTTCTGCCTTATTGGTCTTAGGATTGATTATAAACGTCTGCCCTTGATTGATTAAGTCAACATCGTTCAACTGACATGAGTTATGTAAAATTACTTCAGCAGCTCTGGCAAGCATAACAGGACGAGTATTAAGATTAGTGTTAAAGCCAAGTTCATCTGTTTTCTCTATCTTTCCATCTTTTTCAATCTTTTTATGATATATATTCCCGTATATTTTAACGAGACACTGTATTACGTGGTTACCATACCCTTTACTTTCAGGTGCTACTATCGCTTCATTATAGAAATATCCAAGTTTAGCACCTATATCTGCGAGTAATTCAGGCTCATATTGTCCATTGACTACTGCAGAAACACTATTAAGACGGTTGTTTAAGACTAAGATACTTGCTTCATCACCTCCTATTGCCTCGGAAGCGTCTAGTGTTACTATGTATTGTTCATTGGGACGAGGGCTTTCATATAGTTTTATCCTTCCTCCGGGTAAATCACGAAAGATGTATTTACCTTCTTCTTTGAATATATCCCCTATCTGCCTAGGTGTCTTCTTAATTTGTCTCTGCAAGGCTTGTTGGTTGAAGAATGTTCTTCCACTTGTTTGGAAAGCCTCTTGCCAACAACTTGGGTATTCCTGAAAAAATGAGTTTATCTCACCATTACATTTATTGACTATTGCATATCTGCGCCAATTTAGTTGCTCTTGAGTTAATTCATACTCTTTTATAAGCCTTGCTTCTTCTCTAATAAACCCTTGTTCACTACTCTCAGCATCGAATATTATACCGTCTAGTGGGTATAATTGATTGTTCTGTAAGGGCATACTGTATTCTTTCATCGCGAACCAAGGAATGAATATTGGTAGCCAATCAGTCTTTCCCTGTACTGAACGTACCCACTCGCCATAGAACATCTCCATTCCGTTAGCAGTAGTCTCGCCTATAATCATTGTGTTAGGTAAATCGGGGACTGTTTGGTTCAGTCCTTTCATTACTTCTTTTAGGTTTCTAAAGTAAGCTACTTCTGATAAATGTACTATTGAGAAGGTTCTACTGCGGGCTGCTTCTAAATTCTCTGCTGTGGCTATTATTATCTGTGAGTGTATGCCTTCAAATTCTAGTTTCTTTTCGTTAGATTTCTTGAGTTTAGGTGCTAAGTGGGGATATTCCTTTTCAAGCTTTTCGTGATATAGCTTTGACATATCAAAGAGATTATTAGCATGATCCTTTTCATCTGCCATTATAAGAGAGTTGATATTCTCTTGTTGGGAAGTGAAAGCGTATATTATTGCTTCTATCAATGTTGAGCAACCTTCTTGTCTGGCTTTCAAAACCCATAGCCTTATTGGCTTTCCCTCGTTTAATAGATCTATTATGATTTTAGCTAATGTTCTTTGAGCATCATTTAGCTTTAGGGGTATTAGTTGGGCGTCTTTGGTCTTTATGTATAAATAACATTGAGTGACTAACCCAATAGGCTTTCGCATCATTACCAGTTTCTCATCGTCCAGAAATTGTTTATCCGATACTGTCTGAGAATATGTTTTTGAGTCTATTACTTCGTTCAACCTTCTCCTCGTTAGTTATTTGAGTGATATGAATTGAATTGTCTACTAATGGACCATTACCTTCTATTTCTTTGCGTA